ACTTTACAATCTGACCATTCCACTCGCTTCATGCGAATAGGGTTTCGGTTGAGGATGGCCTGCTTAGCCAGATAATCCACTTCTCCACCGGTTGCTTTAAAGTTCAGGTGCGTAAATTCAAACGTACCCTCCCCCTCGTACTGCAACGATTTAAACAGTGAGTACAGATCACTGTCGAATCTCAGGGTGACATTTTTATCAATGATTACTTTACTGTTCGCAAGGAAAGAAGCGTTAGCAGCTGTAGACGGTACGGTGTACACCATCTGATTTTTTGAATGATTAGAGAAGTAAACATACCCGTAGGTCGCAACACTATCGCGCCACGCCTGGACTACGTTAGAATTATCATAACTTGGAATTTTTGTGATCGACTGCAAAACAAGATCTTCCTGTGAGATAGCTCCGTTTACCAGATTAACACCTCCTTGAGATGCAAGATCTTGCCTGAGTTGGTCAGGGTCATACTTCAGCACATTCGAAAAATAGAACTGCTGCGCACCATACGCATCATAAACAGCCATAGAATGGCCTTGCACGGTTACGAATTTGGCAATCTGTCCGTTATATACCGGATATCCAGCAGCGTTAATGATGATTGGTTGCGATACAGGAACGTGAGAGCCGTCTTCGTTCTCTAAATAAACCTGAATCTGGTTTTCAGGATTTACCGGGTCAGTGTCAATTTTACCGATATAAATTTTGCCATTAGCTACGGCTTTAAAAGAACGCGCCATAGTGAAGAGTTGCGAAGGCATACTCACTACAACATTGGCATTTATTGAATCTGTCATTTAATTTGCTCCAGATACAAGGAATGGCCGCAGCATGGCTACGGTTGGTGTTTGTTACATACCGAAATGGTACGATTGTTGATTTGTACAGTAGGTTTTACGATGCCATTCCACCCATTTGGTGAGGCATTGATGATGTACAGCAAATACGATGAGGCGCAGTTCCACTTGAGGCTTACACACGAGTTGCACGCTAAGATTAAGCAGCGTGCAAAAATGAATAACAGGTCTATCAATTCCGAAATTGTGGCTACGATGGAAGAATCACTCTCCAAACCATCACCTGTAAGCGGGTATCGTGATGAAGAAGAGAGGCTGGCCTCATTAATCTCGGAACGAGTAAAAGAAGTTGCGGCTGAAATTCTAAGGAAAGAAAAAACCCGCGATTAAGCGGGTTTAGTTTTCATTATAAAATGTTACGCCACATTTGAGCCATGTAGCAGGTGTTGTAGTGCTTTAACGCCTTCAGAATTGTAACGGAACGCCTCTACCTGTTTGCTGGAATGCGCCGATTTATCTAGGAAGAACTTCCCGTACTGCTCAGTTTTGAGGTTGTTTGCGTTAGCAATACGACCAATCTTGTTGGCCGTTACTCCAAGCTGCTCTGCAACCTCCCCTGCTGAGTAGTAATGCTCTTCTATTGCCGGAAGAGGTATTGCATTAAAACCAACGAGCGGGTTGATTATACTTGCTGCCGCTGTCTGCTTTGCCTCAGGCGCAAGATTTGGCATCAGATCGAACAGATTGGTAACAGCTTCAACCGTCATTTTCAATGTTCGCGCTTGACGATACTCAACAAGTCCACTCGCTGATTTACCGCTTTTAATGTGTGCTTCCTGCATACTTTCAAGTTTGTCTACAAGTGTTCGGCGAACTGCTTTAGATTCGCGAGCAGCAACACGAAGCGCCTGCTTGATAGTCATGGAGATAACATCAATGTCAGCCCCGTTTTTCCGACCTACACTTTTTGTGTAGGTCTCGCCCTCCAATTCATCCTCAATTTTCTCGATGAATTTGTTGTTACGTACTGATGGCTCTCCACATAACTTGCGAGCTTCATTAACCATCATCAGAAGACTTTGGCTGTCAATGGTTTTATCCGTGACAACGGATCCGATGTTTGCTACATTCTTCAAAGTCATTAGGCATTCCTTATGTGGTAGTAAGGGTGTGACATAGGCCGCCAGCAGCACACTGGCGGTTTTCTTTTTGCGCCGTCCGGCGCACCAATCAATGAATCCATTCCTCGCCGCGCAGTTTTGTCAGCATTGGCTGAGCGTTCTTTACGACAAAATTGTTGGTATCAAGATTCTTCATTTCACGAAGAAGTGATTTCTTGGTTTCTTCTGACATATAGCGAGTCTCATATGCAATATCGTAAATTCTTCCTGAAAGCTCAGAACCAATTTGCTTCATTCCTGGGTAGATGTGTTTGCACATTTGTTGACTCTTCTCCATCCACAATTGTAAGTAGCAGAGATTAACCAGCTCTTCGTCAGTGAACTGTTTTGCAATCGGTGAGCATTCTGCCTGCCGATCCAAAATATCCAGCACCCAGCGGCGGAACTCTTTGGCTACCGGAGTGCGAGCAAACATCGCGATTAGGTGGGCACCGCGTAGTGAGAAAACTCGCACTTTTTTGCGATAATTTCCTGAGGTACTCACTTCGAGTACCTGAGTCATCCCGGCGCTAAACTCATCGCTATACTTGTTATAAATCATTGTTACTGCACGGCTATTTGCATATTTAAGTGCAGATGCAATATTAGATGATGTAAACCAAACACCATGCATATCACGGGTGGGCACCAACTCAACTCCGTGGAAGTTGTAATCTGATTTTGCTACAATATTCATGTTAGTTTCCTTGCATACGGTTACTGACATAGAGGCCCGGTTTGTGTTCGCGCACTGCCGGGCTTCACTATTTTTATTGGATGACAACATCGCCCTTTGCCTCAAGTTTCATCAATAACTCCATTCGATAAGCTATCTCTGCCTGAATTGACCTATGGCATCTTTTTGCTGATTCGCGGATATGTGAATCAACCTTTTCTGTAAAACGAACCTGACGCGGCTTGATGGAAGATATCTTTTCAGTCATTATGCACTCCTGTTTTTGAAAAACTCATAATCTCACTTTTTGTAGTTTGATTATTCACTCACACTCAGTATGAGTCAATGAATTTTTTATGGTGAACTAATGAATTTTGACGATCAATTCCCATCAAGAGTATCTCTGGCAAGACAGTCCAGGGGTATGACGCAGGCGCAGTTGTCAAAATTAGCTGGTGTTGTTCAACGTCAAATAGCTGCATACGAGGGTGGTGAGGCTAAACCACGGCTTCGTGTATTGCAGGCATTAGCCAACGCATTAGGTACTACGGCTGAGTGGTTAGCTCTAGGTGAAGGCCAGGGGCCGGGAACAAAAAACGTCATGCCTGACGTTCTGGTAAAGCAAATACCAATCCTCAAACTAGATGAAGTTATGCATTACCTAAACACAGGTGAACATTCATCGTCTAGATTTCATCCGGCAATATACAATGTTGGTGACTCTGCATTTGCATTGACTATTGAAGGTGAAGCTATGACTACAAGTTCAGGTATTAGCTTTCCCAGAGGATCGGTTGTCACGTTCAGCCCTCTAGTAAAAGCTAAAAGCAAAGATTATGTAATAGCATCATTGGATAAAGAGCAAATATTGAGCTTCAAACAGGTTTACATTGGTGAAATAGAGACAAACCTAGTATCCCTAAACCCAATGTATCCTAATATTCTTGTTAGAAATGAAGATGTTAGTATTTTGGCAACCGCAGTTTACCTTGAAATCCCGTTGCTTTGATATCCTTTAGGAAGCGACACATTATCATCTGGTATCCTGCGTAAAACTAAGGAGGTTGGTGTGTCTGATTCTATGAGTTACGCTGTGCTAGTTGCCGCAACTCTATTTCTGGGGATAGGGTTGCAGATTGCGTGGTTCTTTTTTTCTAGTTTTATTAAACGTAAAAGAATTGAATCAAGGATATCTGAGATTTCTATTGCTATAGGGAAAAATGCTGAAAATCCAGAGAATGAGGCCTGCGCACTGAATTACCTTAAAGAAAAGTTTTCCCCTGAAAAATTTGAAAACAGAATTACTGATGCTCTTGGATTGGTAATATCAGTAATTCATATGCCACTAAGTTTGCTGATAACAGTGTGGTACTTCGCCATGATCGCCGGAAGAATATTTGGTTTCATGAATATAGAGCCTGTAGTTCTTTGGGTTCCAATGATACTGCAATTGTTGTTAAGCGTTGCTATCTTTATTTTTTCTGTTTTTATAAAAATTGTCTTCGGAAGATACCCCGGAGAAGCGAAGGGATTTAATAAAGAATTCATAAAAACTATAAAATAAATGCCGTCCTTGGCTTACAGTGCTACTGCCGGGTAGCTTCGTTAACTAAGAGCGGGCGCACGGCAGTAGCCGCCTGATTTAGCGCTCTTTCATAAGCTGGCGTTCCAGCTTTAGTGTTTGCCAGACGTAAGAGCGCATTCCTTGCTGCTTTGGATTCATACAAGCGCATCATTGCACCGAAACCAGCCTCAAGCCCCATTGATACGCCAAGAGTCGTAGTTGCGCCAATCGTCCTTATCCTGTTGGCTTGCGATTGCCCCGTCTGAGTTACTACATTTGCGGTGTCTGATCTTGCTGTTTGCTGTAGAACTTCATGAAGAGCATCAAGTTCTTTCATGTGCTTTCCAGAAAAAATAGCGTTGTAAATTTCACCGCCTGACTGAGATTTCAGCTTATTAACTTCCGTGATGAACTTGGCTGGAGAGTCACCGGCCTTTTCCGCTATTTTGCTGACGTAAGCTGCACGCATAGCATCTTTCCCTTTATCATCCAATGCGCTCCAGATTCGTTTCACGTCAGATGGTTTTCTGCTTAATACAACAGTATTTATAAGTTCAGGACTGGCTTCACTGCTTGCCTTGTTGAGCTTGTTAGCAATGTTTTTATTAAGCACCTTATTATAAACGTTTGCATAATCGGAATTTGCTTTAAGGTATTTTGCTGCGTCTGAAGCACCGAGGTTTTTAGCAACTGCGTTACGAAGGTCTTTTGACATTGCATTCTCTACCATATTGGTAGCTGCTTTTGCCTGGTTGGGGAAGACCATGGCATCTCCCTGAACATTAGATCTAAATGCTGTTCTGTGCTGGCGCAAGAGATCAAACGTAACATCCAAATCAGTTGCAGGGTTTGCTAATTCTTCACGTAGGTTACGCAAGGATGTAAGCAGGCTTTGATTGGCAGAAGTCCCAAGCCGTTCCTGTCTTGCGATCGCTGTATTCAGAGCATTCATGGTATTTGTGGTATCAACTGCGGCATTACCCATTTTATTGGTGACGTCATTGATAACAGCGCCAGCGGCATCCTTCCGTCCCCTTAACGTGGTAGTCAGAGATTTCACCACATCATCAGGGTTGTACTCACCAAAACGGTCAAAATAATTGCTTACCAGCTTACTACGCGTTGCATATTGCTCCGCTCGCTTTGAGCCTGTCCCGAGCAAAGCCCCCTCAGCATCCTGAGTAAGTCCGCGAGTGAAAGCATTTTTCGGCGGGATAACATCAGATGTCATTGGTGTCACGCCCATCGATTCTGATGTGGCAATTTTCTTTGCCACTTCTGGCGCAATATCACCTTTTATAGCCGTTATTCCACGCCCTATTCCCTTTGCTGCTGCGGAAAGAACACCCTGAGCGGCAAGGTTAACTCCGGCATTTTTAGCTGCATTTTGTGCGAAATCACCTTTCTGATTTGCGGCCTCTGCCAGTGATCCAATAGCCATGCTTCCTGCCGTTCCAACTCCTGGAACTAAATACCCGCCAATTGTTTCTCCAGCTTGAGCGTAGGGGTCTGTCGGTCTGTCTACTGGACGATAAACATCATCCAAAACCTTGGGGCCACCAAGCCCCTGACTGATTGCATTAATCAGACTTGCGCCGCCCTGTAATACGTCAAATGGTATGTTTACCAGACCACGACCAGCCTGTTCTGCAATTTGCCCTGCACTTTGACCACCAGTGAGCCAATCGCCAGCTTGTTGCATCAATGATGGTTCTTCCCGTGTTGGTGCATTATTGGCCTGATTAACTGTTTGTTGCTGAACAGCCTGACCAGCAAAATACTCATCAATGGCGGCGCCAATATCTTCCGTGCTCGTACCATCAGGGAAGGTAAATGTCTTACCGTTTGCAGTTACTTTCATCATTCCACCGTAAATTGAATGCCTGATTTTGACGTGTAGCTACCTCCTGCTGATTGCTGAGTAGCTGGCTGTTGCCTTGATGATTTCTTCCCGCCATTACCGACATTAACGTTATATTGCTGGTTGTAATTGTCGGTATATTGCTGAATGTCGCGCATTGATTGTTGCAGTGCTTCAGGGCTTGAGAAATCAACCTGTGGCATACCTTGAAAATACATCTTTGCTTCTGCAACGGTGTTGATACCGGATGCCCCCATGTCTCTGGCTGCTGCAATGCCCTGATTCTGCATCTTTCCTTGGATTCGCTGTGCAGCGTTGTATAGTTTCCTCTGATCACCACCAGATGCACGGCTACGAATATCTGCACCAAGAGCAGGAGAACCTGAAGAGCCTGTAATGCCAGTCATGAAGCCAAGATCGTCAATTGATGCACCAGAAATTGCATCAAGATCTTTCTTCATTGCGTAATTCTGCGCGCTTGCTGCCGATGTAGCCGGAGCGGCAATAGAGCCAGCAGGAACGCGAACCATATTCCCCTCGTTGTCGATACCTTCGTAGAACGCATTAGCCCCAGCGCCGTGAAGCTTCCCGCCTACCGTTACAGTTCTGCCATCTGCTAACTGAACTGTACGCTCATTATTCCCAACCGCCCCTTTCATTGATGCTCTCTGCATCGATAAATCCTGACCGCGCATCGTGATGTTCTGACCTCGTGCTGTTAGCGCCTCTCCAGCCTGATTGCTGCGGATTGTCTCTGCCAGCCTGCCTCGGTCAATTTCACGACCAGCCATCTTGTCCTGAACATTGAAGTAGTCAATCGGGCCAAGAGCAGCCATTCCAAGGTGATCAACAAACTCACCAAATCCTGAAGGATTCTGCTGATACATCTGAGCAACGTTGTTAGGGTCAACACCGACGCGCGCCAGTTCCTTGGCGTTATTTTGCAGCCAGGATTGCATTGCTTCTGGAGATGATGATGCAAGGCGTGCGCCAGCCGCTAAGGTGCCGATAGAATTGCGCTGGTCTTCATCAATGAATCCCATTCCTTTACGAACAGATTCAATCTGGTCTGGATATTGAGTAGCCAACTGACGCAAAGCACCGCGATCACCAGACGCATAAGCATTAGCGTACGCCTGCTGAAATTCTTTCTGCCGCTGAGCCTGCTTTTCCTGCTTAAAAACACCCGCAATACCAGAAAGACCTTGCAAAGCAGTCAGCCCAACATTGTTAGCGCCTGAACGCTCAATATCATTGTTCTGCCTGATAAGCTGAAGCGTGTTGCCGATGTCATTTACGCTCGGAGCGTTTGAGTTGACACCACCTATACCAGCCAACAATCCGCCATTTGTTCCTTGCCAAGTAGCCATGATTACCCCTTAAAACAACGAGCCAAGCAGGCCAAGTCCGCCACCGATTGCGGCGCCTAATCCAGTACCAAGACCGGGAACAATAGAGCCAAGAGCAGCGCCAGTCATAGCCCCTGAAGCTCCGCCGCTAATTGCTGTCTGAAGACCTGATGGTTTATTGGCATTAGCAGCGGCAAGAGCCGCACCTTGCTGCGAAATCTGACTCATGTTGTTGGCATATGTCTGCCCGGCGTTTGCCTGGCCTTGCAGTGCGCCAAGACCAATATTTGCCTGATTGTTGTAATTGCTCATCTGATTTGATAGCCAAGACTGACCGAGTGTCGGCGCGATCGTAGCCAGTTGATTGCTTGTGGCTGTCGAACCAAGTCCACCCGTCGCCTCCGCAGCAGCAAGACTCTGGTAACGAGCCTGACCTGCAAGGTCTTTATACTGCTGAGAGTTGTAATACTGATTAAGTGCCTTCCCCTGACCTTCTAAACTGGAAAGGTTCTGAAGCTGGTTAACATACTGCTCCGCAAGAGGCGTGAACGGAGCAAGGTTTTTCATGATCGTCTGCCACTGCTGATTTTGCAGGTCTGCGGCATACTTCTGGGCTTCTGCTGCATACTTTGCGCTTTTATCAGAGCTACCACCTTTCCCGCCTTTTTCAGGGCAATAAGGTTCCTCGCCGCGCAGTTTTCTGCCCAGCTTAAATGCATATAACATGGCTATCTCCCGTGATTCAGGAAGTCGATTAGTTCTTCGCGTGTAGCACTGTAAAATGTCACGTCATCCACGCCTTTAAAGTATTTCTTGATGGTTCCGACACGCTTAAGGCCAATCATTGCGCAGTAAATCTGCCCGTGGCGGAATTTGCGTGCGGCGAACGATGTGACGCACTGAACGGTGGTGTTAGTCAGAATGTATCGCCAGAACGCCAGCCCGATTTCCTTGCTGAAGCCGCGAATCTCTGGCAGGTACATGGCGTGGCAATCGAATGTCAGCGGCTGAATCTCCTGATAGTAAACAATGCCGCCAAACTGACCGTGCACGTTCACCTCAAAGTAACGGCATTCAGGCTTGTAGTCATATCCATCACCGTTGTTGCTTCCAGCAATAATGTCAGGGTGATTTCCTACTGCTTCTATCAGGTCGATGTTTCGCGTTGGTTTGAATGTAATCATCAGTCAATCAGCCCATGTAATCTAAGTGCTGTTTCAAGCGCCAGAATACGCTGCCGCGCCTGCTGCAAACCTGTAGCGAGAGCTGCGACTTCGGATTGCGTGTACGTAGTGCCGACAGTGTATGACTGGTTAGCGTTGAATGAGCCAAGAAGTGGCGTACCTGTGGCTGCAGTCCATCCGGTATTTCTTGCTCCAACAACCTGAATTCCATCAACTGAATATGATGTTTTTACATCCAGCGGTGACGCAAGAGACTGCGATTCGGTTACGGTTTTCGATACGTAATCACTCTTAATGTCAGATACATCGCTTTCTACGCCATCCAGTCTTTGGTCAACAGTGACCAGATGCGCCTGAATATCGATAACCTCATCCAGCAAGTAATCAACATCGCTACGTAGTACGACTATCTTCCCTTCGGCGGTTGTTAACCTGACCTCAAGGAGATTTATCGCTTTTGTGTTTGCGGTGATTCTTGCATCGTGATCTGCCAGCTCGACGTCCTGTTCATCGTTTTTCACCTGAGCATCGTAAGCGCCCTGACCAGCCTGATTTGCCTTCCCGGCAATTGCGCCAACATCAGCACCCTGATTTATGACATACAGCATGTAAGACTGGCTGAATATATTGCGTGGCAAAATTGAAGCATCAAGGCGCGTAGCCTGAACCGCGACAGGATTATTCAGTGATGAATCAACCATTACTCAATCCTTATCTGGCAGCCTGACAGAGTGACAGGTGACTTAGTGATAACGCGCAATTTGAAGCCGACATTTTTCCTGATGCGCCCTACTCGCTTCCACAAAACGCGTTTGTCGTAAACGAACGGTTCATTCTGCTCAATCATCTGCTCACGCCCGTAATTGATGCCGTCAGTGGTTGCAGAGAGAAAAAGGCGGTCAGCATACTGCGCAACGCCAGTTGAAGATTCAACTTCAAGGTCGAAAACTCTGGCGTTATCTGCTTTGAACAACGGAGTAAACAGCAGGTGTTCCTGCTGTTTGTCGTACTGGCTGCTGATATCGAACTGCAATTTGCCGGTAACCGATTCCAGCTTATCGCCGCACGTTATCTGATTGCCTTCGTAAATGAAGTCGATAGCGCGGTACACATCGTCATACAGGCCTGTTTTCAGTACACACCATTGCGGACCATTGGCGCTTGAAGATGCGTCGTACACGAGGACGTGACGCGTAAGATGGATAATCAGCAGTTCATGCGCATCAAATCGCAGCGATTCCATCACACCATCAGCCAGTTCATCAGCAGTGTAGGAGCGTAGTATTTTCTCAATGCTCGCGCTGGCGATTGGTGATACCTGACCGGAGCCGATGATATACACAGACGGCGCACCTGTTGCCGGATTGCTGATGAACGCATACGAGTCAGCAAACGGCGTTTTGCAGTAGGTTCCGGCAATGCCTTTCTGCACCATCAGCGATGGCTGGGCGACATACAAAGCAGCACCAACGGTGGTTGCACCAGTCAGGGAAAAATACTCAATCGTCGAAGAACCAAAGCAGACGATGAAGTCTCGCCATGTCCCGATACCGATGATGCCGTCCGGCTGCGATTCTGCGCGATATTGTGCACTGTATCGGTCAGGGTGCGATTCGTCTTCAAGGTCAGTGATAAACCATGAATCAGTTCCGTCTTTTGACCACGCATAACGCCCACGTAAGCGCGTAATGTCGCGAACTGAACCTAACTCGTACTGTGTGAATCCGCTGTCTGTAGGCCAGTTTGAGACGGTTTTAACCGTGCCATCATAGCGATACTCGACCAGTTGACCATTAACACCTACCGCCTGTGATGTCCGACCATGAGCCATTGATACACGACCACTTCCGGAAACATCACCGACTTCACTTTCTCCTTTGTAGAGCTTGTCACCACACACGCGATAAACAGCATTCTGCGCCATGTTGTACTCGACTCCGCGCGATACACCGTTCACATCAGAACGTTTGGCAATGCCCGGGAATGAGCGAAGATATCCGCTGCTGTTAAGGATTTCTTTGGGTGTAGCCAACATATTCACTGGCAGATAGTCGATATAGTCGGCGTTTCGAAAGTCTTTGCCGACACCTTTCATAAGCGGAAGTTGCTGAATCGGCATTTATTCGCTCCCGTTATCGCAAGGTTCCTTTCGGTGGAAGTAATTCCAACCGTTCCACTTCGCCAACTGGTTACCGCTACCAACAGGCATACGGTTTGGATAACCGGACTTACATTTAGCGGCTTTTGCTCTGTCCATTGCAGACAGTTTGACGAGTCGCTCTTTCCCGTATCTGGCAGTGGTTATAAGTTTTGCAGACGCTTCCAGCGCATAATCTGGAGCAATGCGGCAGGCAAGGTTGAAAATGACGGCATTGATAGCGTTATTTGACAAACCGTGCTCATCGCCAGGATCCGGAGCGACATCTGCATCAGCGAAAATGTAGCCAACGTTGATACCAGGTGACGCATCACCTCCAAGCCATTCAGCCATCATCATTTCAAGGTCGTTGACGCCGTCTTCCATAGACTGCGGTTCGACATCGGTTAACGTGGCATTTGATGCCACACCGAGCTTACGTAATGCCGCAAGGACTAAATCACCCTTCGTTGTCAGGTTCATCTGCTGCCGCCTTAGGTTTTCGACCAGGCTTTTTACGCTGTTTTTCTTCTGGCTCTGGCTCTGGCTCTGCAACATCCTTCAAAAGGTCATCAGGATGTGAAAACCAACCAGCATCCAGATATTCCTGAAGCTCTTCGGCTTTCACGATTTCAAAGTCGTAGCCAACGCCTTTCCACTTCTTCATGTCGCCATGACGAAAGATCATGTGTGTCATGCTTGTCTCCAGATAAAAAAGGGAGCCGAAGCTCCCTCTGGTTATCACGCGGTCTGGTTAGGCAGACCAACACCAATTGCCTCTGGTCGTACAGCACATGCTGAATACCACACAGCAATACGGCACTTACCAGACAGAGTGTTGATATCACCCTGCGTTGCGAAGATGCCGTTAACACCAATACCAGGAATGCTGAAGGAAGACGTTTTCATGCCAGCAAACAGTTCATGGGTTACCGGGATCGGCTGAGACAGCAGACGGATTGAGTCATCAGCCCAGAACACATTAGCGGTGGTTGTTGCCACGTTCAGAACGTTTACCGGAGTGGTATCAGCAAGAGAGGTGTTTACGTTAGCGTAAGCCTTCTCTTCTTTTGTCAGTGACGCGTCATCAAGCGCAATCGGCTTCGGCGTGATTTCGATGTGAGTACCATCGATCACACGGGTGATTGAGAAAGTAGCATCATCAGTCAGCACGTTCTTCGCCATCTGAGACAGGAATTTCACGCCAGTGAAGCTGATTTTGTCGCCGCGCTTAAATCCGGTGGTGGAGGATACGGTCACCGTTGCAACACGGTTGTCGACGTTCTCCTTGTTACCATCGGTATCAAGGGTGTATGCCTGCGGCTTAAACTTCTGCGCTCCAGACACAGTTACACCAGTAGCGGTTGACTTGGTAACTGCCGGAAGTTTCGGTGAGCGAAGAATTTCATCAAAGCCAGCAATCTGACGCTGAATAGTACCGTTGCGATACGTTTCTTCAGGAACGCGCCCGAAGATGTCACCATCTACCAGGTTGCGGCCTGCTTTGCGGTAATCGTCAGGGTTCAGGAAGTAACTGATGCCCATATCGCGGTTTAGCTCACGGGAGAACATCAGGCGCTCTGCATCAGACACAAAATCCCAGCCAGACAGGCCAGTAGATGGACCAATTGCTCGGGTATCGTGAACAACAAGCGAGCCCATTTCAGTTGCCTGTTTGGCAATCGCTGACTCAATGTTATTCGCCAGTTTTTTGGCGGATGCCTGGATGCGGCGACGGTAAGAACGCTCATCACGCAGGTCATCTGCACGAAGCTCGAAGAAATCGTTATCCGGATCGCCCATGTTGCATTTCACGGAGAGTTCCAGAATCCCGGTTGCGTTGCCAGTTAAATCCCAGCCAGTCTGGGTTGGCGCTTCCTGCTCAACAGGCATCCACACGGTGTTGCTTGAACGTTGCATGGATTCTGCCGGAGGGGTGTATTTTGTCACTTTGGACGCCATTGGCGTCAGGTTCTGGACGGTTTCGATGATTTCATCCAGAGCATACGTGACCAGTTGACCTTCATTTAATGCCATTATCGAATTCCTTTATTCAGTTGCGCCTTGAGCTTGCGGTACGTCTCTACATCCCCTTTGTTTGCTGCCGCTTCCATCTGCTTTTCAATCGCAGAGATATTTGCAGCAACAGCGTGTCCCTGAATGGGTTCATCAGGTAACGGGGCTTCTGAAACAGGCTTGGCTCGAGGCTTGAGAGTTAAACGTTCTGACAGTCGAGTGAGTTCAATCAGCGCGGATTGCCCGTCCATCGCCAGCAACTGGCGTGTCTTCTCAGGATTAGCACCAAGGTGATACATGAGAGCAGCGGATTTCTCCGGGAAGAGGCGCATGATGTCGGCACCGACTGCTGGCGGCACCAGTTGCATGAATGCATCCTCTTTCTCCTGATAGTCAGGGATATTGAGCTTTTCCGCTGCGTCGTAGTGCTTACGGGCTGCCTCGACGTATTGCGCTGATTGCTGGGTGAACTCCTGAGTTTTGCGACCCTGCTCGGCGACAGCCTGGCTTCGTGCGTCCATAGCCTTGATCTGCCATTCACTGTTTGCCTGCTGGAAGGCAGCCAGTGCGCGGCTCTGGTCATAGTCGTACTTAGCCAGTGCATCTTCGGAAAGATAATCGTTAGGGTCTGGTTGTTTTGGTAACTCAGGGTTCACCCGCAGGTGCTCCGGCAACTCTCCACGCTTAACCGCTTCCATCTGCTGCTCAAGCTCACGCTGGCGTTTGCGTTCGATGCGGCGACGGGCAAATTCAGCATTAGTTGCCGGGTCTTGTTTTGGTTTCTCATCGTCTTTCAGGACAATCTCGAAGCCTTCTTCCTGACCTGCGTTGTCGTTGGCATTATCGACAACTAAGCCATCAGCAGATGCCGCTGCATGATTGCCGGGCAGGGTTAATTCTTCAGAAGCCTGAATGTCGGTGGTTTGGTCCATGATTAACTCTCTCTTATTGAGGTGTCTCGGCTACTCCGCCGGAGGGGATTTGAACTTGACGCATAAGATTCGCGAAATCCATGCGTTGTGAATGAGTCTGGTCTGCATCTTTAAGAAGCAGCTCAGCGTTAGCACGAGCATCTTTGCTGCGCTGTTGCTGGAATTGACCTACGAGCTTGAGGTACTCACGCAGTTCTGCCTGCTTGTCGAGGTCCATATTGTTGAAGATTTCTGCAATCTTCGCGGCGTTGAGTTGGTTTTGGGCTTCAACCTTGGCAGCTTCAACCTGAATCTGCGCCTGTTGGTTCTCTGCCTTGAGCAATTCAGCCTGACCTTGCAGAAGGATACCCTGCGCCTGAATTTGCTCTGCTGATGGCTGCTGCGGCTGCTGTTGAGCCTGCTGTACCATCTCTTCAGGTGTTTCTGGTTTCTTCAGCCCCATCATCACCAGTTGCTTGTTCGCGTACTCTCGCATCATCTCGACGCCTTTACCGTCAAGCAGCGTGAAGTATTGCAGCATCAGCATCTGGAACTCTGGAGTACCTTGCGGAACCTTGGTGAGTAACTCCTGAATCTCTGCGCGGTTCTGTTCCTTCATGCTCTGGAAGGATGGCCCAACGTCCGTATAGCACTCATAGCGACCGCGAATGTCGTTGAGTGTGACCACATTGCCGGACTGATAATCGACAACTTGCGCATAGAGTTGAACGTCTTTCTCGCTTCCATCTTCAAGCGTCAGCGTTACATGACGAGGAACGTCATAAATATCGTTGACCATTGAGGCATAAATCTCGCCATCACGTCGCATTGCGGTAGCCAGGTTATCCTGAAACACGTATGTCTCAAGATCTGCCCGCATGTTCAGTTGATTGACGGTATCGAAAGCGACCTGAGAGTTTGCCGCCTGCGCATCCACGCCAAGACTAGCCACCTCTTTCACTGCGTTGGTGGCAGCCTCAAGCATGTAAGCGTTGGCTTGCGGCACTTCAGGGTTTTCCATGTAGGAGATTGGACCAATCGGCAGGTCGTTACCGTTTTCATCGGTCCTGTTCTGCAGATAGTACGGATAGTCATCATTTCCACCGTACATGTATTCGTAGCCTTCGATTTGCTCAGGGAAGAAGGTAGGTTTCTTCTTCGGTGAACGAGCAACGATATCGGCGTTGAACGACATGATCATGTTACGAAGGCGTTGACCGTCTTTCGTCAGCCTTACCACTCCTTCGTAGCACTCCTTGTCACCAGCGAATGACCATTCGCCATACACTGGAACGATTGGAATATGCTCTCCGGCTATCTTCTCGCGGTCTTTCAGTATCTGCGTGCAGGTGATGATCGACTTATACACACGCCGACGCTTCACCTTGCGCTCTGCTACCTTAATGAATCCACGATTAGCCAGGTCGTCGATGACGTCTTTGATATCCTGCTGGTAATAGCTGACCGGCTCACCTGTCAGCGGGTCGCGGTAGATGAAGACCTTCTCTTTCTTCTCTTCGACCTCGTAATACTCAGCGACGTAGACGACATCATTCGATACCCACGGAAACAGCCATGTATCGTTCGGATTCTGGAAAGATGGTAAGGTGTCCGGATCAATACCGTAATCCTCTGCGAACTCTTTCCAGCCATTGCGTGACAAGGCGTTAATCACCGTGCAGTGCTTAGCATCGCTCTTATCCATCTGCTTGCTGTTGGCGTCCCATATGACGTGTGAGCAGGCTTCATGAATTGGCAGGCGTCGAATTACCTGATTGTTGCTTGTTGGATCGTTGTCTTCGTACTGCGTGACCAGACGCCATGCACCAACGCCGGACTCTATCTGCTCACGAACGCCAACGTTAACGGCAATTTTTGCCGTGTTATGGCGCATATCAGTACGATACATCCCCATCAGCACATCGGCAGCATCAGGATTAGCTCCGTCTTTTGGTCGGAAGAGAACGTCGATAGGATTCCGGCGCATCTCTGCGACCAGCTTCCTGACCACCGGGCGAACAACATCGAATTGTCCGCGATATTGCAGGGTCGTGTAGTTTGATAGCCAGTCATCCCATTGCGACACTCGGCTAAAATACAGGTCATTTGTCGCCTCGGTTCTGGCTTCATCGCTCGCCATCCAGTCCGCGTCAAACTTACACAGAATGGAATTGAGTCTGTTTTCGTCGGCCATTTAAGTTCTCCGTGCGATGGGCCTGATTGGGGCTGGTATCTTTTTCTCTTTTGGTTTTTTGATGTCGCGCATCATTTTTGCGAAGCGGCGCATCATGTATGCATAGCGAACGGCTGAGAGAACGTCGTCGTTAAGCTTGACGATTTTCCCGTTTTCATCACGGTGATAGAGGCGGAACTCCTCAAAGAATGGTTCACAGGTGTTGAATACTTTGAAGCGACCATCAAGCATCATGTCGCGCAATTCAGTGATGCCAGGTTCAACAGCATTACCGCCATCAGGCCATGTCGCATGCTCCTGCAACATCATAAAACCAGCGTCCGCGTACTGCCCTTTGAGCTGCTCACCGCCGCCCTTCTCATGCTGGTTTCCGTCATGAGGCCATGCAGTTGGCACTTTATGCGCCCATGATTTAACGGCTCCCCACGCCTGAACGGCTGTTTTTTCTTTCGCCTTCCACACGCGTGAAACGTAGATTGTGTCTGCGTCCTTATCCCACCAAAGCTGAACCTGCGCCTGCGGGTGATCCCATCCGAAATCCATCCCGCCAATTACGTAGAAGTGATCAGGACACTCGAACGGCTGACACTTAATCGTCTCTTCCGGTATCTGGAAGATTCGCCCGCTACCCATCGTAGGAATACCGCGAGCACGCGCCTCTCTCTCATGCTCGGGATAGGATGCGATGATTTGCTCTTTCTGCTCTTCGGTATAGTGCTCAGCGTCATAGATGGTCATGTTGACCACTTTCTGCGACTTGCTGGGGTTCTTCAGGAACTTGGTAACAACGTCAGACATCCCCATCAGCGGGGTAAACGTCAGAATTGAGAATTGCCCATATTTGTTGGTACGGGTAAGCCCTTCGCCATAAATGCTGTATGGTGGTTCTTCGTCAAACCACACGCCGTGGATTGTGTCACCCTGCCAGCGTGCACGGCCTTGCGAGTATGGTTTGAAGTAGCAGATTGAAATGCCATCTTCAACGCCATCAGCCGTGTGATGCTTAACCAGAAGATGATCAACAAGGTTCGGAAAGAAAGGAGACTTCTTCCAGCTAATGATGTCCTCTTTCGGTATTGAACCGTAACCCGGTTCATCATTCTCTTCAATACGACCGCACAGGATGCGTTGAGTCGTTTTGGTTACCGTCTCGTTTGTCTCGCCGCCAATCCAGAAGACAACAGGCTCATAGAAACGCTTACCTTTCCACTCACCGCCATATTTACCATCAGCAGGATAGCCTTTTGTGCCCGGATAACGCCCGGTAAGGTGAAACGCGACTTCAGCAGCACCAGTAAATGACTTACCAAGCTGGTTACCAGCCATAAAACATCGCTCTGGATAGTCATGCCCGGCGTCGATGAACTCACGCTGTTTGCTGTATGGCGTAAATTCATATAGCAGGTGTGTGTTCCGGTAGTTCTCTTCTTCTTCGAGTAGCTCGAGCAATTCGATTTGCTCTTCGTCGCTCAGGTTATCAAGAATCGCGTCCAGTTCCACGGTTGAATAGCTCCTTGATACGAGAGCGCCGCTTATCGCGATCTCCCTTATCAGGTGTTACGTCTTCAACTTGCGACTGCTCTTTGAGGCCCAAATCACGGGCGATGATGTTAGCGTTGAGAAGGTCAGCGGCTGCGCCAGAGAATTTCTGGTCGTAGATGACCTGCTCTGCTCGCGTAACGACTTCAGATAAATCTTCTCGCAGGCGATATGTGCGCCATGTTTCAAGCGTCACATCAATGAACAGAGTGAGTCCGGTAATAGTCATCGCTCGCATCTTGGCGATAGGCTCTTGTATCACTTCACCCTGATACGAGAACGCCTTCATCTCCCATAGCGGGTTAGCTTCTACCCACTCGAAGTATTCACAACAAGCAGCCCACAGCGCCTCAGGCGATTCGAATTTCGGGTTTCGCCCATGACTACTGCGGGCCTCCCAAAATCGGTTGCCCTTTGGTGCCGCCATATTCATCTCACTTATTTGTTATTTCAGGCTGATGACTCTTTCGCGCTTTCAATCAGTGACTGCTTCAGCAATTCGAGTGTGCCAATCGCCTCACACAAACTGATTTCACCATCGTAATCATGAATAACGCTTTCAAGCCGCTCGTATAGCTCTTGAGTAATTGGGAATTTCTTCTCCTTACCCAAATTGATTACGCGGCTCACATCATGCTCCGGTGGTGAACAGGTCTAACGCTTCCTTCGATTTACGCACCGCTTCGATAGTGCGGGTCGTGATATCTGAATTAGCGCCGCCTGACTGGAAGTGAATTTTGAATAGCTCAAGCTTCAGTTCGTCAGTGCCAATGAACTGAAATGCTTCCTCTGCGGCTGCGTTCTGGTTCATGACCAGCTTGTAAATCTCTAACTGGAATTTCTGTTCTTCAGTCATGGGAATAATCTCTGCCATTGTTGGCTCCGTTTATCCGTTAAAAGGGATATCAGTTAAGTTATCCCGTGCAGGGTATAAGCCATTATCAAGCCCACCCGTAGATAGGCTTTGTAATGACATCTTCAATTAATCAGCAGTTCAGGCTGTGTCACCTGCAAAATGTATTCATGCTCGACAGCCAGGACACGCTTCTCTCTCTTCCGTTCGTTCATTAACCGACTGCCGATCGTACCTTTCAGCTTTGAGCGTGTTTCTTTGATGGCGTAGCGGTGCTGCATTTCTTCGCCAATTGCCATGCGGCGGCTCAGTTGCTCTGCCATCCAGTTGAATGCTGCGATATAGCTCTCCTTGATTGCCGCAGCAGCTTTCCCGGTGAACCCCATCACAACCATGATCCAGCCATCTTTCGTCAGGCTGTACATCGGGCGAACCTTGCCCTGCTCATCGATATAATCAGCCGACGCAAAATTGCGTTGGCTAAACTCACGCGAGCAATCAGCCTTAACCTGCTCGATTTTCCTGAGAACATCACCGTGTCGCTTGCCGAAGTACTTGGCAATTTTTCTGGATGTGGTAACGACCTCTCCGTTTTTGGCTTGCACCATTTCTCGGAAGTCGAAGGCTGGAATAACTGAATGATTATTCATAGCGTCTTTACCTTTTAGAAAGTGAGCCTGTCTCACAGAAAAGCCGCCCGAGAGAGGTCGCCACCTATAACGGCATTTCTCAGGCTCGCTTACTGAAAGGCTCTCGTTAATATGCGCGTGAGATGCGCGTTTACTGCGGACATAAAAAAGCCCCGCATCGCGAGGCTCATTAAATTGACTTTGTGATTTGCAAAAAAATTTATTTCAGGCATTGCGTCCTGATGTACTCCTGCAGGTAGTTAACCTGCGCGGTTATCTTGTCGATTCC